AGCGGCAAGACTGCAAATAACTCTGTGGTCGCTATCATAACTTCTCTATCTGCTCTTTCAACTCTCCCAACTCTTTCAGGGTAACAAACAGACACTCCGTAACACCACACCTCTTATGGCTAATGATGTACGCACTGCCCTTGCTATCCTTACGTACCGCTATATCGCTCATACGTCCACCTCGCTTTCGGAGGATGGAAAGACAACATCCTCAGGGTCTGCCGTGACATGCTTTATCTGTAGGTCGGTAACAATGTTTCCCGTGTTATTCTGCTCGATGCGGTTCTTCCAGTCATCAGGTGCTTTGTTACTGAGGTAGAACTTAATGGCCTCTGTACTGGGAACGACATGCTTCTTTGTACGCACCTGCTTTTTGATAACAGGCTCATACTTTCCCGTCTTTGGGTTAATCTTACTTTCGTACTCTGTCTTTACTTCTTCATAGTCAAAGCCACGTGCCACATCAAGCAGGGCACTCTCTACGGAGTTGATACGTACCTTATCACCGAGGGCTTGTGCCTCCTTAAATGTCTTGGAAAATTCGGGCTTCTTCGATAACCACTCATAGAGCGTTGTTTCATTGATGCCTGCTTTTTCCGTTGCAGCTTTGTTGCTGTACCCCTGCGAAACCAACTCTAAGATGATAGGGGCTTTATCTGCAAACTTTCCTTTACAACCTGCCATAACTCTACTTGTTTTTTTGTTATTAAAATCTTATCTCGAATGAACATCCTTACTCAGTGCTGTTCTGTTTCCTTAGGTTACAACAATCTTTTGGGTTGTGATTTACATTATCACGCCAATATTTATAATGCTGTAGAACATCCTCGCAAACAGATACCTCTTTAAAGCCATTGATTAACTTTAAATAATATCGTTTCCATTTTAGCGGTATATGTTGATAACCCGATTGGTTAAACGAATAATCTGTATATATTATTTTGAACCATTTCTTAATCCAAGCGTTAGCTCTTAAAAATTCTACCAGTATCTTATCGCACTTGATATTATTTATTATATCCATATCAAGTACACCCATAGATACAAATTGTGGAATAAAAGGAGATAAACGTACCTGAACGTCAAACCCTGCACGTTGTAGCTTTTCCACTGCCTCTATTCTGCGAGAGGGTGGCGTTGCCTTTTCGTACTGGCTGCAAAACTTATCATCTGTGCAAGTAATGGTAATTTGTATGTGGGCGAGGTCTTTATCCATCAGGGATATATACTCACCATCTGCTACCATATCACTCTTTGTTACGATGAGATAGCCCACACGCTGCTCATTGAGGTACTCTATCGTCTGATACGTTATGCGGTGCTTCTTCTCAAGAGGCTGGAAGCAATCTGTCATTCCACCCAATCGCACGATGTCCCCTGCCTTGAGGTTGTGTTTTATGGTCCGCTTTATCTTTTCGATATTAGCAACGGCTGGTTCTTTCGCATCCCAAAGACCTCGAAAGTTAAGCAAGCTCTTTGCATAACAATATTTGCAATCGTGCTGACATCCTTTTCCATAGGTATCAAGACGGGTGGGGTAGTTGCATTTCATACCCTCACTACCCTCTACCGTCTTAAAGAAACTCTCAAACTCTTTCATAGTTATTTTTGCTAATTATTAGCTATAACACGTTTTTATACCGTTGCCTTGATAATTATGCATCGAAGATATTTTAACGCCTTAAATCAGCGTTTTTGTGCGTCTATGAGTTTATAAAACTCGCTACGTGCCTCTGCGTTCTCTTTAAAGATACCCGTAAGCACGCTGACGGTCATTTCTCCTTGGCTGCGTACACCACGCATTGATTTGCAGAGGTGGGTACCTTTCATTACGATTGCCATACCCAGCAATTCACCGCCCAGCGCATCGGTAAGCATATTTACTATGTCACGGGCTAAACGTTCCTGTAGCTGCAAACGTGCCGAACAATAGCCAACAACACGGGCGATCTTGCTAATACCAAGGATACGTCCTTTTTTGGATGGGATATAGGCAAAGTAGTACTTTCCAAAGAACGGCATCATGTGATGCTCGCACATTGAATAGTAATCGCCTGTATCAAATACTATATCCTCACAACCAGCATCGTTACTGAACGTTGTTATCTTTGGTTTCTGTTTGGGGTCGTAACCTCTGAATATTTCCTGCCACATTCTACGGATGCGGTCAGGGGTGCCGACTAAACCCTCTCGGTCGGGGTCTTCTCCGATTGCCACAAGAGCCTCACGGATGATATTTTCTACTTTCTCCATATTATCTGACTTTTAAGATTTTCTGTGTCTGTAATGATAGCTTCCAAATTGGGTTTTGTTTCACAAATTCAACACATTTGGCATTTATCTCGCTGTTCAGTTTGATATATCCAGTATCGCAGGGCTGAACATAGAATTTTGTGTTATGCTCGAATTTACAAGCCAAAGCAAGCAAAGATGCAAGGTCGGTATCTTTATCAACAACTACCTTTAATTCATTACAATTGAACTCGTTGAAACATAATGGATGCAAGGTAGCATTCTTTAACCATTGTGTTTTTGGGCTAATTGTTATCCAATCTACCTCACCTTGTATCTCATTCGTACCGTTGGTTTCCATAGCTACGTAATAATGCTTACGGAGCACCTTACTTATTTCCATATCCCATTGCAGGGTTGGCTCACCACCAGTAATAACCATGTGGGTACAAAGACCATAATTAACCTTGTTTGCTTCGGCAAGGATTTCTTCTGCGGTCATTTCTTTGTACTCCTTAAAATCGGTATCGCAGAAAGGACATTTAAGGTTACAGCCCGAGAAACGGACAAATACTGCAGGGATGCCAGCATAAAAGCCCTCACCCTGTACCGAATAGAAGATTTCATTTACTCTGTACTTTTTCATAGCAGCGCATCATTTTCGTCCATAATGGTATATACGGCAATATTACCCTCACTCTCCTGTACCTTTGCCTTGTAACACTCGGGTACGGTATCCACAATCCATTTAGCGATATTCTCGGCTGTTGGGTTGAAATCCAATACCTCGTTGAGGTTCTGATGGTCGAGCCGCTTGTGGATAAGTTCCTTGATATGCTTAAAATCAAGTATCATACCATCTTTGTTGAGCTTTGGTGCTTTGCAATAGACGGTAATAATCCAGTTGTGTCCGTGCAGGTTCTGACAAGGGCTATCATAACTCAATGTCAGCTTATGGGAGCCTGCTACCTCCATTCTTTTTGAAACGTAATACATAATACTATACTTTAAAATAATAATCTTGATTACCTGCTGCTTTTTCGTATTTTCGCTTTAAACTCTCTATAGATAGACAAAGAAAGTTTGTATTATAATCCTTTTTATTATAACTTAGAATTTTATCGTATTTTTCATCGCCTACCATTTCACGTATTTTTTCGGTTTTTATGGTAGTAATATGATTACCCTCTATAAAACCAAAACGTTTACCACCTACCCATGTAGTACTATCTGCCGAGGTACAAAATCTACATTGATTTAATAATGCCAATTCCGTACAACCCAAAAGATGGATGTCAATGCTTGGTTTTTTTTCTTTGATATAACAAGCCAAAGGGTGCACCCAGTTCTTTTTGTTTGCATGTCGCAATTCGGGAACACTTATAGCGATATAGTCCGAAAACTCTATCATTCTATCTAAACCTTTTTGCCCATCCTCAAGGTGAAATACATTGATTATTCGGTTATTTGGCAAATCTCTTTTTATCCTTTCCCTGAACTCCCAAGCCTTATCGACACCCAATATCTTTTGGCAATCCACCTCAACACACGTACAATTCATACCGTGCGCCAACGTAAACTCTACCAAACCATCATACCAGCGGTTTATAAGCTGCTCATCCTTTTTACCTTTTCGGCTTCCAAACATAAGGGTAAACAGACCACTATCCTGTATCGTATGCTTCATTTGATTTACGATATTGGCTGGTATGTCTTTAGCCGGATTTTCCATCCCTTTTAATGGCATAATAGGTGCAAGAGCCTTATCGAACACCATTCGCTCAACAAATGGGAAACAGGTAAACAAACCATATCGTACACCAAGCATTTCGGCTGCTATGTACTGGTTCTGCACTTCGCAGGCTGCGAAGTGCACCTTGATATTATCGGGTAAGTGCAGCGCCTCCATAGCCATCTTCCAATACTTCTACATAATTTAGTTCGGGCATTTTTTTCAAAATGATTTGGGCAATGCTTTCACAACTCATTGAACCAAACTCGCAGGGATAGCCAAATACCTTTTTTAAGAACTGTTCTATCTTATCCTGCTGGGTTATTATTTCTATTTCTCTCTCGTTATGCGACACCTCCGCTTTGCATCTAACCACGAAGATATGACGATGTACGTTAGAAAGATACCCCACGCTGCTGGGGGCAGCAGGGTAGTAGTGAAATCCTTGTATTTCATTATACGTAATTATTTCTCTTTTCATCCTATTTTCACCCCTCCATAGGGTTTCATTATCTCCTTGAGTAGATTAAAAATTTCTTCTTTCTTTTCTGAGAGTGCCTGCGGACAGGTTACGGTAATCTTGAAACCTTTTTGCGGCAAGTTATGGTTATCCAAATTATCGAAAAACTCATCTACATTGATATCGCTTTCCATCATTGGCACATCTACACCCCAATCCGTTAACTGGTCCTTATCCCAGCTTTTGAGTTTGTATGGGTCGTTGCTGGCATACTGCATATTTTCTTTCATAATATACTCCTGCAGCTTCTCTGTGGGTGTATCCTTTGGCAATACCTTACAAAGCACCTTTTGCCATTTCAGTTCTTTGTATGCACGCAAGCGATGATTACCACCGATGGCTACATACTTATCACCAAGCGGGAACACCTTTACTTCATCAAGAGCTTTTATTTCGGGACTTTCCACGATACTTTTTTTGAGAAGCTGGTAATCCTCATCCGTGATACGTCTCGGGTTTTCGGGTACATCAGGAATTTGACCTACATTTTCTTCCAAAAGTTCAATGGGCAATTCCTTTATTTCCACATTAAATTTCTCCATAACATATTTGTTTTTAAAGTTTTATGCCTGCAAAGATACAGATTTTCCTTATTCGTTGTTATCCATAACGACCTCTTTTTGCTTAATTTAACTTATTTCCTCCTATTATAGTAGTTTATATTAAGCACTTACCTACCGAATATCCTTGAGTGGAGCGCAGAACCCCCATAGTAGGTGTTATCCCACTTTGGTACTGCGCTTAAACTTACCTGACCTCATAGAGCCTTTCGTTTTCACGCACAATAGCGGTTAAGCACTATTGATGATTGTCGTTCCCATCCTTTAACGATGTATGCACCGAGCCGACAATAACCTTTCGGCAACCCTCACTCGTTTCCTCTGTGCCCCTTCTCGGAATATATTGCTGGTGTTGAAGTGTGACTGTGTACGGACGTTTAGACCACCAAGCAAGTGAAAAAGAAAGCTCTTATAAAAAGATAACCCCCATCCAATAATGCCGTATTGGATAGGGATTAATATATAGGAACATGTCCTATGGGAAATACACCTTTTCAAATCCTAAATTCGTTACTACAATTACGGCATTAATTGTTTCACGGTGCAAAAATAATATTTTTCTCCTTAAGTTGTTCTTTCACAGATGATTATTTAATCTTTTTTAATGCTTCATCCCAACGAAAAAGCGGCTACCCTGATGGATAACCGCCTCACTTTGCAAAAGGTCCTACTCGCTATTCGGGCTTTACAAACAGGTTGCAAATCTCGATGATGGCACCGCCAGCGATAACGATGGCAGAGTTAATCGCTGCCGCCTGAGTGGGTTCTGCATAGGTTACATACGCTACTGCTGCGGTCTGTACCGCTGTTACCAGCCCAGTGATAAGGGCAAAAGTCTTTTTCTTCATAATACTTGAAATTTATAAATTAAACACTATCAGGGGAAAACCCTGCTAAAATAATTCTAACTGCACTACCTTTGGCCTGCTGTACTCCTTGAACTTCTGCTCAACGGCTGCATATAGCCTCCCAACATCATTATTTCTCTCTTTGATGGGTTCTAATATCGTCAACAGATACCTCCAAGCCATCTTCCTGCACTTCCGTTCACTCTCAAACCCTTTGTTCCAAAGTCGGGTGTCTTTCTTGTCTGCATAGCTGGCACCGGAACTGCCACCACCAGTGCCATAACAATAGTCATACCCAAACGACCAAATGCCGTTACCGCTATTGCATATCTCTATTGTAGCTGAGTAACCATTAACACCATTACCCTTTACAACTACACTCTCTCTTTCAGGGTTCAAACAGACATCGCAATCATTAAACACATACTTACCTTTTTTCGTTTGTAGTCGGTTCTGAACGCCCTTACTGCACTCTTGTAGGTAATTATGCCATTCATCCATTGTAAACGTCCTACGTGCGCTCCTGATAATGTGAAACACCTCTTTCATAACTCAATCTTATTTAAACGTTGATGCAAAGCCCTTGTTCTCCGCATCTGTTCCTCTGCTTCGATGCTTCTTAGCACCCAATCATAACTCGGTGGTGGGCTAAACTGCCGTTTCTTCTCTGCCCACGTATTACACTTGCACTTATCATTCCACCCTATAACCTCAAAGGTTACCAGCCAATCGCCCTGCTGCACCTTGTGCGTGGTGCCAAGTGGCTTCATTGGGGTGTTGATACTCATTACATCACTCATACCGCTTTACTTTTGATATAACTTATAGTAATCTATCTTCGGGTTTACTTTTATTGTGTAATCCATTCTTGACCAGCCGCCCGCTGCACTAACCTTTACCACGGTAAGATGTTGCCAGCTTTCGGGTATTTCTCCCAACAACTCACCATGCTTGTACTCAACCCTGCCAAAGCCACCTACGTTGATATATCCCCACTCGTTCGGGTTCTCCTTTAACACCTCGCTCACGAACTCATTTGCCGTGATAGCTTTGTAATCATAAACTGCATACGGGGCTGTTTCATCACTAC